CCCTACCCAGGATCCCCTCCCTTTACAGAGAAGGAGTTACTATCATGAGACCTGCTAATGAGTTGAACTATGGATTGTTTAGACGCTTATCGAGTAATTCGATAACCGGCTCGACAGTCGATAACTTCACCCTCCTTCGCTGGTCTCGTCAGGTTCATGAGAGACATGTTACTCCTGGTTTCCCAAACTCCCCGCTACTCGCTCTGTCGTACGATTTAACCTTTAAACGGTTTATCTACGGCCGCGATATCGTGAAGTCGGTTACCCGGAATACCGGTTCCTCATACTCTGACCTTGTTGATAGTCCCTCCTTCAACGTTGGCGTCGGTCCTTTGCCATCTGGTCTCACAACCTTGATGTCAAACAATGACGCCATACTGCGCACAAAGGCTCTACTTAAGGTTAAAGACCTGAAGGTAAACTTAGCGCAGGCGTTCGCCGAACGTAAGCAGACCTCAGCCCTCATCCTCAACACCGTCTTCACTCTTTCGAATGCATTTCGAAAGTTGAAGAGGTTTGATGTTGTTGGTTGTGCGGATACACTAGGTGTTAAACTGCATCCTCGGAAGCAGAGGCGCCTTTTGTACGAAGCTAGGTCTGCCCGTCTTTCTTACGAAAGAGAGCTTGCTCGACTTCGAAAGAAGGGCTCTGGACCTCCGACAACGGACGGTCTAGCGTTTGCGGCGAATAAGTGGTTGGAGTATAAGTTTGGCTGGGTTCCGCTTCTGCAAGATGTTTACGGTTCCGCTGAGATGCTTGCTAAATTCCATGTAAATGGAACTCGTTCGCATACCCGCGTATCCGCTATTCACGAGCAGTCGCTTCCCTCAGTTCAATCTTCTTATCCTTCTGGTTATTCAGGCCGCACCTCAGATACCGGTACGATGAAAGTCAAAAGTAAAATCGGTTTCCGATTTTACGCTGACGATTCAATCTGGTCTGAGACGCCGAACATGGGTCTCACGGATCCCGCGCTACTCGCGTGGGAACTGATTCCTTATAGCTTCGTTGTTGATTGGTTCCTCCCTATTGGTGATTTCCTTAGTGCGCTTAACGCGCGCCAGGGTTTCATCTTTAAGGACGGATTTATCAACCACTTCGCTACTGGGGATTCAGTCCGTGTCATCACGGATAGTCACTCGGTTTCTGCCGGCACGTATTCTTATCAGATGACGAGAAATGCTAGGCATCAAGAAACGACCTATCGCCACAAGCGAGAGGCCCTTCTTGATTTCCCTTTGCCTTTCTTTCCATCTTTTGAGGATCCGTTCTCCGTCAGCCGCCTAGTTACTGCTCTAGCTTTGCTAAAGCAGACTTTCCGTGTCCGTTAACAACATCAACCATTGGTGCAATCATGGCTGCACAAGCAGACCTCACCGTCACGGACTCCGTCCCGACAAATCTCACCTTCTCCGCCCAACGTTCAGACGGGACCCTGGCCACCTGGATCGAGAAATCATCCGGTATGTGGATTGGGAATCCCGTTCTGACCCTTGGTCACCGTATCCCGGTCTTCACGGACCAGGGCACGTACAAGGTGACTCTGAAGCTCAAAGTTCCCGTCCTCGAGGTTACCTCGCCTTCGACTGGCACTGGGATTCAGCCCGCTCCGACGATCGCGTATACGAACCTCGGCAGTGTTGAACTCGTTATGAGCTCTCGCTCGGATCTCACCGAAAGGAAAGATCTGTTGGCGATGCTTCGTTCCGCGCTCAACAATGCTGTGGTTTACAACGCAGTCACGGATTATGCCATCCCGAGTTAAGGTCGAACCGACTGGAACCGCGCCCCTCACAGGGTTCGTTTCCACTGTTTCGACTGGAATGTTTTGGATTGCGATAACGCTAAGTTATCTTGCAATTCTTGCATTTCTAACTCTTGGATTCCTTATGGGAATCTGGTGGCTAGTTGACAAGCTGTTGAGGCTTGTCTAATCCATTCGGAGAAAATTGCTATGGCTAAGCCTAAGCATTCAGCTTCTTGGAACAAGAAGCTTACGGGTGACACCCAGCGTCACACTGAGCGAGTAGCCCTTCAGCTGTATGCTTCATTGGATACTCCAGTATCTTTGAGCTGTTACATTCTCCTTAAACATCGGGAGTATGCTCAGCTTGTCGATAAGGACGTAAGTCCGCTGGATTACAATGATGCTTACAAGTTCAGGAGCGACTGGCAGGCCGTCAATTATCTGTCTAAATACCAAAATTTCGATCTTGGTATCGACAGAAAGAAGGTGGCTTACCAGAAGTTCTTGGATGCTGAGGCCAAATGTAAAGAGACAAACCGTATCTTCAGGGCACGTAAGTCCGGGGTGATTTCGACTACCCCGGGCGTTGAGCAAGTTTTATTCTATGCTCAACGGAAAATCTCACATGTCCTTGGAGAGTGGCGGAACGCGCTTTACATAAACGGTAGCTTTGGACCCGGAGTCACATCATCGTGTACGGGTGACAAAACTGGGCTGGCGGAGAAATTTCGATCTGAAATTGACGCAACTCGCGACTCGCTCAAACTCGTTAAACCACTCTTCGGGGTGTCGCAACTATGGAGCAAGGCCCAGATGAACGATTTATTGTTCTCTGAGCCATGTTCTGTTATTCCGACGCCTCGTGTGGTCGAGTTTGATCGTTTAGCTTTCGTCCCTAAGAGTGCCACCACCGAACGCACAGTTGGCATACCTGCTACCTTCAACATTTATTTGCAGAAGGCAGTTGGTTCCCACCTGCGCAAGAGGTTAAGGCTCGGCGGAGTTGACCTCAACAGTCAACTTCGAAACCAAGAGCTGGCTCGCCTATCTTCTGTTACAGGTCATCTCGCGACGCTCGATCTAAAGAGCGCTAGCGATACGATCTCGACTGAAGTCGTTTGGGATTTACTCCCGTACGAATGGGCTCGCCGGCTTGATGACATCAGACATAAGTATTACAGAAACCCTGACGGCGAAATTTCTCGCTATGAGAAATTCAGCGCCATGGGTAACGGTTTTACTTTTGAGCTCGAGAGTCTTCTGTTTTTCGGTCTTTGTGTTGGCACCTGCCAACACTTGGGCCTTCCAACGGAAGAGATAGGTATCTATGGAGACGACTTGATCGTCCCCACGGGTGCCGCTCACTTGCTAACTGATGTCCTCAGCTACTGCGGATTCACTCTGAATAAACAGAAGAGTTTTACCACTTCTGCCTTCAGAGAGAGTTGCGGCGCTGATTGGTTCTTAGGTATTAACGTTCGTCCGATCTTCCTTAGGGAGGAAATACATGACGTTTCAAGAGCTTATCGAGCTGCTAATAACATTTTTCGACTTGCTTCTAAATGGGGTTCGGGACCTAACAGTCCTGTTCCCTATCTAGACAGCCGGTTTCGAAATGTCCATGGCATGCTCTATAATTTGGTACCCCTAGCTCATCGCTATTCGGTTCCTGAGGGTTATGGGGATTATGGGTTCGTTTCATCGAACCCATGTCCCTTAACTCTCAAGAATTCGCTAGCCTTGAGTCGGGATTACCAACGACAAGTCTTCGTTTACCGTGCTCCCTTAGCTCTGGGAGTACGGTATCGTACGAAGAATGATCCATCTGTTTTGATCCAGTGTATCGGTACTGCTGATGCATTAGATCTTGACAGATGTTGTCGTTTGGATTTGCGAGATATTCGCAATTCCAAAGTGCTCTCTGGTCACATATTGTCGAACCTTGTCAAGAGGATCGGCTCGGAGTCTCAACCTACTCACGGTCAATCTGTGTTTAGGAAGAGAGTTCGTTATGTTCGAAAGCTGGTCGTGGCTACTGAGTGGCCAGATCACGGGGATTGGCTCTAGCCTTTCCTTCTCCTTTAAGTAGGGG